CAATAGATAGGGGGTACACCAACCCTCTCGGGAGGCACTTTCCTGGGCTCTAAGTCACATCAAGATCTCATGATGTAATCCCTGTGTGAGGGATTTTTCATAATAAGTTAATATTTAGATTTTGTCAAGTGGTCCAGTTTGAAAAGTGTCCATCATAAATACTTACAGTCCTATAAAATAGAAAAATGAAAAGACTTCTTTTAGCCTTTTCGTTATTCTTAACTACTCCTGTTTTTGCAGGTGAAATTACATCAACAATCACTGATTCCGTTCAATTAACAGTACAGGGTGCAGCGGTACAAACAGAAAGAATTGGTAGTTCCTATGCAGTGACTGGAACTAACATTGGAGTTTCGGCATTAGGTGGATTAAGTGGTGGCACATCAAGTGCAGCAGCTACAATGAGTGCTGGTACTTATGCTATCAATAATGATGGTCAGGCATTCTCATTTGCAGAATCACTGACTGTTGGAGACAGCACTGTCACATCGCAGACAGTTACTAATGGTGCAATTGCATCACCAACTCTATATGGTAAGAATACCACACAAGCAGCAGGTGAGAAAGGTACTCTTGCAGGTACGATTGATACCTCCACTGGTGCTCTTACAGTTACTGGTGGTGGTGCAGGAACGACTGCTATTGGTCAGCGTAGTGTAGAACTGAGCGTATTCAAATGAGACATATCCTAGCAGGCATTTGTCTGCTAGGGTTTTCCTTACCATCCCTAGCGGCGCCAGTTACACCAAACTTTACTAGTGGTACTGTAACTTCTCATACTGAATCCACCACATCAGTAAGTGAAGTAATTAGACAACAAGATTTTCAAACTGGATTTAGTTATACAGTTACAGGTACAAATGTAAATATTCCAGGAACTCCAACTCTTGGGACTCAGTATAGTATCATCAATCAAGGAGAAGCATTTCAATTTTCAGAATCTTATTCTGGTCCTGGATTAATTAAAGATACCACAGTACAAAGAACAACAACAATTCAATCCGTTACTGATTCAATGTCAGTATTCACTCAATGAAGTGTCGGTACTTCCTTTTGCTTGGATTACTATTTACGATACCAGCATCTGCGGGAGATACCCCTGTAACCGCAGTTGCAAACCCTCAGGCAACATCAACAGGAAGTGTGACCAATCAGGCAGTACAGGTCTTACAGGGTCCATACGTGACCAATACATACGGTGGTGGAGTAAGTTGCCAGGGACCAACGTTTAATCTCACACCCTTTATGACAACATCCAAAAGTGGTTCAACACCTTATGAAGCATATGCTGATGTAGATAATGATCCAACCACGGGAATAAATGGGTTAGAACGAACGGGACAAAAAGATACCTTTGCAAATAACTTTGGTCTATCAGCAACTCTATCATTCCCTTTAGATGGTGGATTGCAGGCAAGATGTAAAACTGCTGCAGATACTTGGACTGCTAGACAACAGGCAGAAACTGATAAGGCACGATTGGATTATGAATTAGTAAGACTTCTAAAATGTGGGGAGGCGATGAAGAATGGAATTTTCTTTAATCCTGCTTCCCCTTACGCAAAGATATGTGCGGATGTTTTAGTGATTCAGCAAAGACCTGTTTCTGCCGTAACTTATCAGCCTTTTGCTCCTTCTTCAAGAGTTTCAAAGTCTTCTTATCCAATTCAGCAGCAAAGAGTAGTTGAGTCTCGTAAGGCGTCAGATCTCGGTTCAACAATTGTTTTGCCCTGATAAACAACTGATTGATAATGGGTTTCATCTTTCCTACCAACCATTCCACCATAGATTTCCCAACAAGAGCCGCAGCAACAGAAGCAGTAGCAGTGGTGCCAGATAATACAACCGTTTCGGTGGAGGGGACTGGAATTGCCCCAATATAAGGAACAGTAATAGTCGGAGCATCTATTTTTGGTACTGACGAAACAACTTGTTCTTGTGGTTGAGATTGTGGTACTTGTTTCAATGCATCAGTAATTGATTTAGTATCTGGAAGTGCTCTGGGTTTATCTTGTATTTCTTCTTCTTTCTTTGGTTCCTGTTGAGCATTCATCATTCTCCTAAACTCTTCAGTTGTAGGGGCATCAATAGGTTCATATTGTGGGATACCATCCAGAGGAACATCTACAACAGGTTTTGGTAATGCTCTATTAATTGGTACAAGAATAGGTGGAGGTTCAAAATTACGAATAACCGGAACATCCACCCTTGGCGTTTCTATTCTATTTGATCTTATATCAGGAATTTCTGGCACGTTTGGCATCTAACTCAGCAAAGTTTTTCTTCTTTGTTCCTCCATCATAATTCCAAGCCATTCCTTCGGTTACCATTTGATTATTCAATGATTCCTCTTGATCATTAATAAACAGGTGCCCAATAATTCTCCCATACTTCTCAGTGCTATCTGGAAGTTCGGTTTTAATTAGAATGTTCTTAACATTTTCTAATTTATGCTTCAACCACTCTTTTGATTCAAGTCCGTATTTTTTTTCGTTTGCGTCTGATGTTCTGCTCTCTGGGGTATCAACACCAGCAAGACGAATTCTTTTCTCTAATGCAATATCAAATCCCAAATCAATAGATGCATCAATGGTATCGCCATCAACTACTCTTGTGATTTGTTTAATTCTATAAATGTAAGGATCCTTTAGTGACATCAGAATGGCAACTGAAACTTCCCAGTATTTAGTTTAGGGATGGGCAATTTCTCAAATGCCTTATTGACTTGTTTCTCTACAACAGCACCTACAAAATCTTCTGGATTGTTGAGAATTGCTTCTGCTTTCTTATAGGTCACATAAGCACCTACACAGAGAGCACCACTAATGAGAAGACTTGTTGCCGACAGAATTAGTGCCAATTGTCTCATCTTTTGTCTCCAAATATGCCAGTCTTAGTATATAGTAAATGCACCAAGCAGTAAAAACTAATCCTGCTCCAAGAATTGTACAAACACCCCAAGGAAAATTATTCATTCCAGTTTTCCTCCTTGTGTATAAAAACTTTTAAATCTGTAACGTACTTTCTTAATATCTGTGCCTGCTGTTCGTGCCAAAAATCACCCGTCTCTAAATGAAGACGGGTGTGATTATCTATGGCTTTGAGTATTTGATGTATTGGTTTATTCCAACACTCACGTTTAGGCGTATTCCACTCTCGTGTCATAAAACCTCATTTTTTCTTTCCGCCGTTCTTTGCCTTCTTTGCCGTAGCATTCCCCTGATTCTGTTTAGAACCATTGGAACCTTTCTTACCTTTGTTTGATGATTTTGCCATTATACTCCACCTGTGCGTGGTTGAACTTGACCTTCTAAAACCTCAACTCTTTCTTCAAGAGATACTGATGTTTCTTCTAAAACTGGTTCTGGCGTAGGTTCTACAACAAATTCAGTTCTGGGAAGTTCTTTTTTTTCATCCTCATCCTTCTCACTCTTCTTTAGAGTATCAACTCCAAAGGTTGCTGCAGCAGCAGTAAATACAGTAGCAATAAATGTGGGATCCATCTTTGCAAGAAGACCAGCATAACTAGCGGTAAGTAATGCAGCACTCCAACTCAAAACTGAAATCCTAATGATAGTGCTCATACATTTTTCCTTTTTGTTTTCGGTCATTGTCGTTGTTGGGATAGGTTAACCTTTTTTCCAAGATTCACCTTCTGCTTTTCTTCTACGAGCAAGTCCTGCTTCTACATTAGATCCAGGATTTCTGTACAAGTAAAGCGCATCGGGAACTTTGTCCCATTCTTTATTCTTCAGTGTACGTGTAATAGTATTAAAATTATCACCACCATAAAAACCGGCGCCAAGATTATAAGCAAAGGAAAGAAGTGCTCCTCTTTTGCCGTCAGACATTTCATTCCAATGTGGGATCTTACGAAGTGACGGAAGAAACTGATTCTTGCATTGAGTAATCAATAACTCATCTGCTTCTGCCTGAGTGATAGTATCACCCATATGGAATGGTGATCCATCCTTCTTACGGGTAGTTCCCCAACCAATAGTGATTGGAAGACCACCAGACAGAGGATCTGGGTATGCTTTGAGATGGCATCCTTCAAACTCTTTAATGAGTTTCAAACCTGTCATCGGCATATCGTCACCACTAGTTACAGGAGCAGCTGCTGCAACCACTGGGGATGCAGAACTTGACTTTTTTCCCCTATAGATCTCCGCCCAATCTACAGTATCATCAAGATACTTAACTGGAAGGTTATCTTCTAACCACTGAACTGCTTTGATGTGATTAGGGTTCTTCTCGTCATAAAACTTGAAGAAGTTGTGTAAATCGATTCTTGCCATTAGTTTTCTCCTTATGTATCAATCGAAAATGCGACCCCAACCATCGCCGCCACCTGGGCACCAACGATGCTTAAGAACTGCTTTGGTATAAACGGTCTTCTTACCGTTTGTTACTGGTCCAGTATAGTTGTCATTCAATGAACCATAAGGATCATTGACATAGTACCCTTTGCCATCTGGTGTCTTACCAATAACTACACACATGTGCCCACCAGTAGGTGCAGAAAGAGAACCCCTGTGCAGAATACCAATAACGACAGGTTTGCCAGCATCCAAACTTTTATCAATATCAGTAAAAGAAAGATTGTAACTAAAGTGTGACTTAACACCAAAACCTTGTAGAACACGGGTCTGAACCGCGTGATCTGTTGTATCACCAATAGCAAATACTTTCTTAACATACTCATCATCACCTTTGATGCTTCCTGGCTTGAGGAAAGCAAGGCACATAGCACACGATGAAGAGTTGCAAGTTCTATGTGCATCTCTATAGTTATCTACTTGGTTAAAATATGGAACCGCCAACACAGATGGAGTTGGTGGTTTTGTTCTAAACATTCCTATCCACTCTGTTTCAGAATCATCCAAGAATTCAGCAGGTAGATTATCCTCTAACCATTGAACTGCTGCTACGTGGTTTAAATTCTTATCATCATAAAACTTAAAAAAGTTATGAAGATCTAAAGTCATTTTCTTCTCCTATGAATTCTAATGAATAAATGTCATGATCAGGAATATCTGGATTCAACCACTCACTAAATTCTGATTGAATTGCCTGAGCATCTTCATAGTCCTTTTGATCACAGAGAGAATGAATACGATCAACTGCCCAATCATGTGATGTCCGAAGGGTCTGTTCCAAGGTAACCATCAAAATAATCCTTCCTAAAATATCTGGAGAGTATGTTACTATTGTAGTACGCAGGAACTCCAGTGTCAAGTGCTTCGGTCAGTACATTATTTAGGAAAAGTTGTCGTGTTTCTTCAAAATTACATTTACCCTTGGTTTTATGTAAGGATATTATTTTTCTTTCAAAACATTCTTTACCGTATTTCTTAACGTCTTCTTTAAGTTCTGGACAAGAACCATAGTATTTTTTCCAGTCAGATTCTTGTTTAGACTTCCGTTTCTTACCAGGAGGAGTTCTAAACGACCAAAAATACTTGCGTCCTATGTAGCTTCTACCGGTGATCTTAGAGTGAATATGATAAACAAAACCAAAATATTCTTGAATGTGAGAAGTCTCAAATACTTCACCCTCGTACATCCAAGGATTTTCATAACTCATATAAAGTAATCTTATGAGCTATTATTTATCTTTAACGGGAACAAACCTATTCTAAACAAAAAAAGGGGACTTGTCAAGCCCCCCGGAAGAATTATTTTATTATCTGTTCATTTGTCTTTCTTTATAATCATCAAGTTCTTTCTTTCTTTGCTCTGGAGTTTTCTTTTTCTGTGCTGCATCATATGCCTTAACAGCATCTGAATGTGCTTGGTCTGGTTTTCCTTTTGACTTAGCATAGACATTCATAGGACCCGAAGCAGGACGACCTCTTGGATCCATACGAGCTTCAACAATATTACCAATGGTCTCAGCATCCATCTCCATCATTACATAAT